AATCGTAACTAATCATACTTATGATGAAATGGGATTGTTCGCAAAGAAAGTAATGGGTGGTGGATCAGGTCTTAAGTACGCTGCATCATCAATTATATTCTTGTCTAAGAAAAAAGAGAAAGACGGAAAAGATGTTATCGGAAATATTGTTCATTGTAAGAATGAAAAATCAAGACTTACTATTGAGAACAAAATGGTAGATGTAATGTTATCATACGAAACAGGTTTAGATAGATACTATGGTTTGTTAGAACTAGCAGTCAAGTATGGTGTATTCAAACAATCATCAACAAGAATAGAATTACCCGATGGTACAACACAATTTGGTAAAACTATTAACAACAATCCAGAGAAGTATTTTACAGAAGAAGTACTTACACAATTAGACGAAGCAGCGAAAAAAGAATTTAAATATGGCAACCAGACTAGAACAGACGATACTCAAGAATCTGATACAGAATGAGGAATTTACTAGAAAGACTCTCCCTTACATAAAATCAGAATTTTTTTCTGAAAGGGATGAGGAATTTCTATTTAAAGAAATAAGAGATTATTTCTTAAAGTATCAAACAACACCAACACCAGAAGCACTCATCATTGATATTGATGAGAAGACTGATGTTGATCAACAATTAGTATCAGATACATCTGTATTGATTCGAGAGATCAAACAAGACACATCTGAAACTCCTAATGAATGGTTAATCGATTCTACAGAGAAGTGGTGTAAAGATAGAGCTGTATACAATGGTGTAATGAGTTCTATCGAGATTATTCAAGACAAAGACGGGAACTCGGGAGAGATTCCAGATATTCTAAGAGAAGCGTTATCAGTTTCTTTTGATCAAAATGTCGGACATGATTTCATTGAAGATTGGAATGAACGATATGAGTTCATGCACAGAATTGAAGAACGAGTACCTTTTGATTTAGACTTAATGAATAAGATTACTAAAGGTGGACTTCCAAACAAGACATTGAATATCTGTATGGCAGGTACTGGTGTCGGTAAATCATTGTTCATGTGTCACATGGCTGCAGCTTCATTACTTCAAGGTAAAAATGTATTGTACATTACAATGGAAATGGCGGAAGAAAAGATCGCTGAAAGGATAGATGCTAATTTATTAGATGTATCATTAAATGATTTAAATGATTTACCGAAGATGATGTATGAGAAAAAGATTACGAGAGTTCGAGAGAAGACTAAAGGTAAACTCATCATTAAAGAATATCCGACAGCAACAGCACATAGTGGTCACATGAGACATCTATTACAAGAACTAGATTTAAAGAGAGACTTCAAACCAGAGATTATCTTTATTGATTATCTTAATATCTGTAGTTCATTCAGAGTAAGACCAGGTAGTAATGTGAACACATACTCTTATGTTAAGAGTATCGCAGAAGAACTCAGAGGATTAGCTGTTGAGTTTAATGTACCAATCATGTCTGCGACACAAACTAATAGAACTGGATTTGTTTCTACTGATGTCGGTCTTGAAGATACATCCGAGTCATTCGGATTACCAGCAACAGCAGACTTTATGTTTGCTTTGATATCAACAGAAGAAATGCAAGAACTTGATCAAGTTATGGTCAAACAATTAAAGAATAGATACAACGATCCAACATTTCATAAGAGATTTGTATTGGGTGTTGATAGGTCTAAGATGAGACTATATGATTGTGAACAATCAGCACAAGATGAACTAGTCGATATCGGACCTGTAATGGACAACACTACTACTGGTAAAAGAATATCATCTGAAAAACAAGAACAATTTAAATATTGATACCGCGGGTACCCTTTTGTTATAATAACAGTATGGAAAATAATAAAGTAAGACAAATCTTTTTAGATATGGACGGAGTTCTAGCTGATTTTGAATCACAAATTGCCTCAATGTTAGGTAAAAAAGTGTGGAATGATGATGCGGGACATAATATCTATGATCTTCACAAAAGAGAATTAACAGCTAAGCATATGTTCAGAAGAATGGACCCACTACCAGATGCGTGGATGCTGACTGATTGGTGTTTGAATTCAGGAATTCACACCGAAATCTTAACTGCAGCTGGTACTGTTAACAGAGAAATTGTTGTTAGAGACAAAATTGAATGGATAAGAGAACACATTAATCCGTATTGGACTATTATTCCTACATTCAAAGGTAGTCAGAAAGCAGCGTTTGCTCATAAAAAAGCCGTTTTGATTGACGATAGAGATAAAAATATCGATTGTTGGGTTGAAGCTGGTGGGATAGGTATTCTACATACCTCTGCAGAAGATACTATAAATAAGTTAAATGACCTCATCAACGCAGACTAATACAAAAAATAAAGGGATTATTAAAAGTAAATCCCTTGTAGCACTTCTTGTTAAAAAAACAGAAAGTAAACAAGAACTCATACTTTTAAAAAAGAAACACGAAAACACAGAAAGACAAGAGGAATTGACCGAAGAAATCGCAAAGATTGAAAAATTTCTCAGCAAGCACAGAATTCAAAAATAGTATTAACATAAATACTGAATATGAAGACTTTCTTGCAAACAACTAAAGAACCTCAAACCTCAGAAATCGATAAACTTGGCCACATGGTTAAGTATAAAAAGAAACACCTCAAAACTCTAATGAGGGAATTTCCTGTATTTGAACACATCAATCTAGAAGATTGGCAACAATATCCTTGTTATAAAAATTCATCTACCGAAACAGAAAACGAAATACGACAGTTGATATCATTCGGTCAACTAAGAAGTCATTATAATGATGAAATAATAATGCATGACATTAAAATCATGAGAGCGTTTAAAGAGTACGCTGATGAATATGGGTTAGAGATAGATTTTAATCGAATAAATGATATCAGAGAACAATCTGAACCAATTATATTATCACTTAAAAGATATTACAATAGACCAAGACCTAAAGAACTAGCTAAAAAATTAGGTCTACCATTAGATACTTTCCCATTAAAGACAGCTGGGTCACCTTCATATCCATCGGGACATGCTACGGAAGGTACATTAGTGTCTATGTTAATAGCAGACTTAGTACCATTAGAACATAGAAAAAACATATTAGATATAGGTAAAAGAATGGGAGAAGGTAGACAAATAGCCGGAGCTCATTATCCTTCAGATACGGCGTTTGGTATTAAATTGGGTAAACATTTATATAAACTTACTCAAGTAGGAATGGAACCTGATCTTAAATTCGAGGGATTAGAATTTGATTTAGAAATGATGTTAAGAGAGGCTCCAGAATTTTCTGGATCAGACGAAGCCACAAATGCATTAGAGTTAACAGGATTTATTGATGATCAAATATCATCAATAAGTGGTGATGTACAAGCAGACCCTAGAGCAAAAAGTAGTAATGGGAGTAAAATTGGTGTACAAATAATACTTGACCCAAACGATAGAATAAAGTTCACAACCATGGCCAAAAGTATCATAACATCAGACCCAGATTTGACCCTAAGAAAAGTTAGTTCTAGTAGAGCAACAAAAGACTTTGCATTTGACCACGAAGAATTGGGTAAATATGTTTATGTAAACACTAGACCGAATACAAAGAGAGGTGGTGGTTCAAAGGCAGACCCAAATGAATTAATGACAGCGGCCTTGTGTACACTCACTTCATTCGATAAAGTAAATACAGTAGAAGAAATGGATGCTCTGATAGACCAAGTTAAAAAGATAATTCCAAAAAAAGTAGAAGGATACACAGCGTTAGAACTATCATCAATGGATAATGATTACGAAAATCTAGCAAAAGCCGTATCAGCAGCTAGAGCAATAATCAAAGAAGGAAATGGTGGTGCTGATAAAGTTTATTTAACAGCCAAAGCTTGGCATGATGATGTTAAAGGATTCAAAAGAACAAAATATGGTATGGCTGACTTCAACGCCTCTGATTTTATTATCAAGAAAGGAACGAACTACATAGGGATATCCTTGAAGAAAAAGAAATCACCGACAACAGCCGATCCAACAATAATCAATAACAGTCTTTTTGCTCTATTAAGAAAGTCGGGAGTCGAAGGTTCAGCTGCAGTTGCTGATGATTTAGAATTGGCCGCAGGTGAGTTTTACATAAAAATAGTTAAGAAAGCTCAGAGATATCAAAAAAGATTTCCTAAGAAGGCAATAGATAAGAATGATAACCCATACTTAGACAAAGAAACTTTAAAGGATTTGGGTAAGAGAGGTACAGGAATAACCCAGAAAAATTGGAAAAAATTTGTACAAAGAATACCTAACGAATTTGTTAATTCACAGTTGTCAAAAAGTACAGCTACAATCTTAAAACCTATGGCTGACGCGATAGTCGATAAGGCAGATATATTTGCTGATATTCTATTAGAAATAATTATTAAATCGACATTAAGAGACTTGAAGAAAGTTCATTTTGAATACGCTTTAGTCACGGGTATCGGTAGATACTTAAAATCTGGAATCGTAGTAGACACAGGTGATTATACTTCCGTAGAGGTGATGGCGACTAAACTAGATGAATTGTTTGAGACAGGTAAACCAAACATGAAGTTGAATTCCAATAAAACACAAGCTTTCGACAGAGGAGCTACTGCAGCGATAGTTCATTTTGATTTGTTTGTAGGTACAACTAAAATATCTGATTTACAATTAAGATATAAAGGTAATTTCCAATCAGCCCCAAGTTTCCAAGCTCAGTTATCAAAAGAATTTAAAGAGGCGTTGAAGTAATGGATTACTTACAAGAAGCAGCTGGTAAGAATTTACATTTAGAACATCTTGAAGATGAGATTCTAAACTTCGGTATCGCCGGTGGTCGAGGTGCTATACAATTTTTACAGTCATTAAGAGATATGTTTAAAGGTGGTTCAAAGAGTAAACTTAATGTAACAGTCAAGTGGGACGGAGCTCCTGCTGTGTTCGCTGGTCCACATCCAGAGACAGGTAAATTCTTTGTTGCTAAGAAAGCATTGTTTAGAAAGAATCAAGACCCAAAACCTTATTATTATACACACGAGGATATTGATGCCGATACTGATGGTGAATTAAATAAAAAGTTAAAAGTTTGTTTAGATGAATTTAGTAAACTCGGTATGACAGAGATACTTCAAGGTGATTTGATGTTTACAGACGATACATCTACAACAACTATCGATGGTGTTAGACATATTACATTTCAACCCAATACAATATTGTACGCAGTTGAATCTGATTCAGAGATCGGTAGAGAAGTACAGAATGCTAAAGTTGGTATAGTTTGGCACACAACATACAATGGTGATTCTATAGAAAATTTAAATGCATCATTTGGTGCTACGATACCAAATAAATCCTCAAATGTTTGGCAAGACGATGCTACTTACAGAGATGTATCAGGTAAGGCAACATTCACAGCGAAAGAAACGATTAAAGTAACTAAGTTATTGTCAGAAGCAGGAAAACAATTTCAAAGAATTAACTCAGGATCATTTAATAAATTTTTAAAATGGCAAGACAGCCTAGGTACATCAGCTGTAGGATCAGGGTTTAAAACTTATCTAAATACATATACAAGAGCCGGAAAGACATTACCTAAAGGTAGAGAAGCTGTTAAATTATATCAAGCACATTTTACTAATTGGTGGAAAAAGAATAAATCAGATAGTCCAGTACAAAATTCTAAACTAAGAGAACATTTGAAAGTAATTAAAAGTTCACTAAAGACATTAGAGAATGTAGTAGACTTTATGAGATTTCTAATAGAAGCGAAACTAATGATTGTTAAAAAAATGGATTCAGCTAAAGGTATAGCTAAGACATTTGTAAAGACAGATAAAGGATTGAAGGTAGTAGCACCAGAAGGATATGTTGCTATTGACAGAGACGGCGAAGCCGTTAAAATAGTAGATAAGATGGAATTCAGTTTTAATAACTTTACTGTAGCTAAAAGTTGGGACAAATAATGAAAGAAAGAAAACAAGAACAAGATCCGACAGTCAAAGATGAGCCAGGTTCACAACCTAAGAAGTACTACAAAGGATTGAGTAAAGACGATAAAGAAAAGAGAGCAGATCACTTCAAAAAAGGTAGTAAGAAACCAGCACCTGGTGATGATGATGTAGAGACTAAACCGAGTAAACATACAGTAAAATTCAAAAAGATGTTTGGAGAAAGTAACCCAGATAAATCATTAAATGATAAAGCTAAGAAGACAGGTATATCTGTGGGGATACTCAAACAAGTATTTAAACGAGGTGTAAAAGCATGGCAGACAGGACATAGACCCGGTACAACAGCTGTCCAATGGGGACATGCTAGAGTTAATTCTTTTATTACTAAAGGAAAAGGAACATGGGGTAAAGCTGATAGTGATTTAGCTTCTAAGGTCAGAGCTAAAGAAGAAGTTGAAACAGAAAGTTTATGGGATAATATCAGAAAGAAAAGAGCAAGAATTAAAAGAGGTTCTGGTGAGAAAATGGGGTCAGATGGGAGTGTAGGGAAGAAACAATTTGATACGAGTGTAAAATTTAGTGATAATCCCTCTAAAGTAGCTGCAGCCAAAGCGAGAAAAAATAAAGCAGGTAAAACTAAAAAATGAAAACATTCTTAGAACATATAGATTTCGCACTCTATGAAGGTACGCATGTACCATTAGAAAGACCGATGGTTGAAGTGACAGAAGAAGAAGACAAGCCTATAGGTAAACCTAAGAAAGGTGGTCCGAAGAAGTTTTATGTCTATGTCAAAGACGGAGACAAAGTAAAGAAAATTACTTTCGGAGCTAAAGATGGTGGTGCTAATCTATCAGTTAAATTAACAGACCCAAAAGCTAGAAAAGCTTTCGCTGATAGACATAATTGTGACACCGCTAATGACAAACTATCCGCTAGGTATTGGAGTTGTAGACTACCATCATACGCGAGTGATTTGGGGTTAAAAGGTGGTGGAAATTATTTCTGGTAATCCTTACGAGGAAGACGGAGAATATAGAACATTCTATTCATCTGTGGGTAGTGATGAACTAGTTTGGCATCGAGACAAAGAGGATAGAAAAGTAACAGTTATAGAAGGAGAGGGTTGGCAGTTTCAATTTAATGGAAGTCTCCCTATAGAATTAAGACAGAACAGAATGTTTGAGATACCTAGAGATATGTATCACAGACTAGTAAAAGGTAAGACAAAATTAGTCTTACGGATAGAGAAGATATGAGTACAAATGATCAAGACAATTTTTTAAAACTTTCGATAAAAGGTTTCGCAGCTATGGCGAAAGATGTAAGTAAGTTCGACAAACAGTTAGAGAAGTTAGCTGCGGATGCAGCAGCTCAAGGTAAAAGAGGTTATCTAACATTCATGAACTGGTTTCAGAAGTTGAATAATGGGGATAAGTTAGCGTTAGCTGGTGAGTTGTCATACTACACAAAACAGAAAGATAAGACTATAGAGAAGATGTTGAAATACAAATTCGAATCAGTTGAATTAAAATCATTTAGTCAGATTACAGAGGCCAAAGATAAGGGAGTTACATTTACTTTTGGTAGATTTAATCCACCTACAGTAGGTCACATGAAGTTAGCAGCTAAGATGAAATCTGTAGCAGCAGGACATGATGTAGTAATGTACACAACACACACTACAGACAAGAAAAAGAATCCGTTAACAAATACACAGATTCGTAAGTTTATGAACCCAATGTTACCGAGAGGTATCAAAGTATCTAATTCTGATGCACGAACAATTTTTGATGTAGCGACATCTCTATACAAGGATGGTTATCGAATGATACAAATGGTTGTTGGGTCAGACCGAATTAGAGAGTTTGACACACTATTAAAGAAATATAATGGAGTCAAAGCCAAACACGGGTATTACAAGTTTGATAGTATTACGGT